TTCATGTTTAGCCTTTTTATAGAGTTAGCATTTATGGTTTAGTAGGCCATTGATAATTAGCCGTAAACGTGTAGCTATGGAACCGCGCGCGTAACTCAGTGCGATACGCTTTCCACTCATCTAATACTGTAGACGTAAGTGTTTCAGAACCTTCAAGGTGACGTAATATAACGATGTCAGACTCGCTAAAAATACGGGCGTGTTTTTCTTTAAACTCATCAAGTGTCATCACGTAGTCAGAAAATAAACCAGTGTTACTGTCTAGCTTTTGCCCAACAGAACACTCAACTTCATCTGCTGGCACAAATAAGTAATTCTCCATCGCATCTCTTTCTTCCGCCGTTACAGACAAATGAGTGACAAGTCGTGTGGTTTCATCAATAATTGTGTACATAATTGCCCTAAGATAAGTTTATTTGCGCCGCACCTGATACACCGCTACCACTGCCTTTATAGTCGCCTTGCCCGTAATTCACATAGCTTCCACCGCCTCCACCGCCCACAGTGATTTCAATGTAATCCGTTGTCGCACTGACTCCTACGTTATAAACTGCGTAGGCCCCTGCAATGCCAGGTGAGGCGCAAATGTTGTCATACCAATCTCCGAAGCCCCCGCCGCCTGCACCATTTCCGCTTGCGTTAGTACCGTCTCTATTACTGTAGCCTCCACCCCCTGATCCATTGAAGATTCCACCTTGACTAACTGACTGCCCTCTACCACCATAATCATTTGCATTATTGTAGGGGGCGGGATGAGATGCATAAGTGTTGTAAGGGCTAGTATTGTAAATTCCGTTCCAATCACCCACTGGCCCACCTTGACCTCCACCAACGGTATAAGTGTGCCGTGTAGTACCATTGGACCTCTTCACTCTCACTGTGGTTGATCCGCCCGCCGCGCCAGCGCCACCACCGCCAACGCCAGCGCCACCGCCACCACCGCCACCACCGCCTAATATTTTTATGTTAATCGTTCTATTTACGTCAGCACCAATCAAGGGTCTAATGTAAGTGCCTACATTCACATACTGCGTTGTTGCTGCTGGAGCTACTGCAACAGATTGGGTGCCCACCATTTGGACAGTAGTGCCGTCAAAATATATATAGCTCGTTGAAGAACCCATGTTGAAACGTAATTGCCCACCCGTCCTACCAAAGAACAGACCTGTATTGTTAAAATCATCACCACTGGTCTTACCCCAAGCAATAGCGCCGTTTGTGTTATTAACGTTTAAAGTGCCACTCAAAAACATATTGGCTACGTTTAGTAAGGAAGTATCAATTCGGTCTGCGCTCAAGTAGCCTGATACAATGTCTTCCGCTGCAATGGTAATTGCCGCGAACTGTGCTGCAGTCAGTGTGCCCGTGACATTAGCCATATCGACTACCAAATTTGCAATCTTGGCTACGTTAATCGTTGCGTCAGGAATAGCATCATTAATAGTTGAGGTGACAGCAATTGTCCCTGCGGTTGCATTAAACGGCCCTGTCACTTCTGCGGCTGACACGAAACGAACCCAGTAATAATAAGTACTTCCATGAGATACTGAGTCTGAAAATATCTCGCCTGCTGCTATGCCTATGAGAACTGCTGTGGATATATTATCTACAGTATTGCGATATACATTAGCTGTTAAATCCTTACGTTGTGGTTTAGACCAACTGACTATAATTCCCGTAAAACCGCCTGCAGTGACAAGACTTGTTGGCGCTGGCGGTTGACTCGTATCGCCAATAATAGGCCGAGGACTAATAGGTAAGCCCCCAGTTCCACCTCCGACAATAGGTACTTCGGGCAAGCCCGATACAGTAATAACCCCATTCTCATAGAGATCACGGACTGTTAACCCTCGATCAAGTGGATCACCTCTTCGACCAAGGCGTACTTCCGTGGCTTCTTTAAGCGCTTTGACAGCAGGGTCAGTGCTATTCGGGATAGCAGGTAGCTTTGTCTCTTTAGACAAGGGCGGCAAGCTCCTGTACTGATGTAGCTATTTTTACATAATCCACATGAGCTGAACCTTCTAGCTCGATACGCCATTCATCTGCAATATACCCAGCGGGTAGTTGGCTAAATGTATCGTCTGTACACACAACAGTTGCTCGGAGGACATCATCCCCATAGACTTTAACCGTCACGGTACCTGCGCATGAGACTTTCAACGCTGCAAGATTCACAGGTGATGGTGATTCAAAAGTCTTCGACTTCCATGTGTAATTAAGCTCTGTTCCCGTGGCCCATTTTTTAAGTGAACTACCATCCCCTATATATAGGGCATCCTCTATGGATGAATAAAACCCGCACGCCGCGTTTACGTCTGTAAACACCCATGCTTGTTCAGTGCTTTCAGGGTCAAACACAAAACCTTGTGTATCAGTAAAGCCGACATACTTACCTTCGTAACGATACGCGTGAATCTGAGAAGGGTTGATCGCTTGCCACTGTTCGCGAGTAAAAATAGCTTTAGTAACTACTTGGACTTGGTTACCTGATACGAGCACTAACCCATCAGGACTTGCATAAATAGTTGACTCACCCATGTCCACTACAGAACGCTTACTTACACAGGATTGGAATTCATCTAACTCAATAATAGACACGCTGGCAGGATCGTGACCTACAGCAAGATGAGGCTTACCTGTCGTAGCAATAACTAAACCTTGGGAATTGGGGGAGATGCCTACAATATCGTCTTTAATAGAATAACGATAACCTAACGGGAATGCGTAAGGGATGTACACTTCTGAATACACCAGGGACTTGCCTGAAAACCCTACAATAGAACCACTTGGTAATGCAGTCGCCCCAAGCATCTGCCCCGTTGGAAAGTCAGCAGCGTCATCATCAGGAGGACGTACCCAAGTCACTGTAGGGATCACCTCACCTAAACCTGCATCTGTAAGATTATCCACTAAAGTCACTGATCCAATAGATACATCCGCAACAAACTGAAAAGCTGTTGCTGCCGTACCTGAATTACTACGATAAACGCGCTTAAAAGAACCTGCCGCGAAATTATAGTTACCTGTAATGGCTGTTGGCAGCGTAATAGTCACATTCTGACCGTCACGGACATTAACAGTCGTAGATAACGGGCTAATAGTGGATTCTTCACCCCAAGCATCCACCCATGTATAGAGGTAAGTGCGGTAATCGTCTAGTGAATCTACAACTGGAGTGCCTCCCACCGATAATGAAGGAGCAACTGTGGGTGCAGGGAGCCCTAATCGGTATGAAGCCAGAGGCATAGGGCTAGCGCCAATAGCAATATCATTTCGTGTAATTCGGGGATAAGTATCTCCTGTATAGACTACCTTATTGGTTACATCAAACGCATTAGGTACACGCGCAACATCTACGTCCATACCAAACTCGAACCATTTATCAGTAGTGTATTGATATATGCTTTGTGGAGATGTTGTTAATGGGTTAGGTGATACTGCAGCCGTAGTTTTGAGTGGTTTTAGGCGACCATCCCCTACCTCACAATTCTTTGCGTAAGTAGCGATGTTCGCTTTTAGTATTTTAGGTGACAGTGCAGTGGACATACCGCCAAAGTCTGCAAGAATAAAGCCTGGCATTAGTAACTCCAGATAGTAGGTCTAGGGAAGTGTCCTGTAGGCTCTAAATCATCAAGGTGTATAAATCGCGCCCCACCTTTTTGGTTAACACCGACACCTGTAATACCGTGTTTAAGAGCCACTTCTATTATTTGTAGTGCTCGATTGCCTCGAACACCAATATCCACAGCCCGCCCTGTAGCGTGTGCACCAGGAGTTGTTTTTCTCGCTTCAATGGGATGTTTAGGTGCGCGATAACCTGAAGTAATCGTGAATGGGAATCCACACTCATGTCGAATCGCATTAAGTTTGGCTAAGAATTCAGGTTGAATCCCATGATCCCCTGTGTGCTGACACTGTAATTCTTCAGGTGTGAAATAATTCATGGCTTTGGCACATCCCCATTAAAATAAACCCATATTGCTAATGCGCCAGCACCTAAGACCCATAGTATCTTTTTTACGATGCTCTCCCCTACCACAGCGTAGAACCGTTGATACGCTCTGTCTGCTGCCATCTCAGCGATTTCTTGTTTCTCGCTTTCAGTTAATGGTCGGTGATCCATAATCAATCCCTAAATACTATGTATATTAATATGCTTAGTAGCTGAACTGCTATTCTATAATAAAGCTAGCTTTTTCGCGCCCCTAGAGCTCCTATACCACCCAGTTTCCCTGATACCAACTTGGTCAGGAGACCGCGCATACCAAATTTGACAATATATACGCCCAAAATTAAATGTTGGTACCAAACTGGCATAGAAGCGAATGACTCAAACCCTGCCGTTACTTCTTCCTGATAACCTACGAAGGACGCACCTATCGGAACAAGTAATAGAGCGATCATTATGTCATCAACATAACTCTTATCCATTTGCTGCATGGCAATGTAGTCAAGGTTGTAGTCCTGAGATTGTCCGCTTTCGGCTAGTTTATGTGCTGCTGCTGCGCCAGCTACTTTGACATCAGCCTCCGCTTTAAGCGACACAATGGCTGCTGCTGACTTGGCCTTGGCGACCTGATTCTTTCCCTCTAGGTAGGTGCTACCTAAACTGGCTATTGGATTCAAAAAACTTAGAAAGCTCATAGACACCTCACTTTAAATAAACAGCTACGCCAAAAGCAGCGCCCATAATTATAAAAATAATACCAAACGCTTTTATGGCAACTGTTAGATTCTCTTCAATCGCTTGTTGTCTTTTATGTCTCGCCCTAGCCTCGGCTTTCTCATTTTCTTTTTGATCGCGGTAATATTGAGCCTTAAATTCAAGCCACTGATGGTAGCCCATTAGCGATTCCTTGTTTAAAAGCCAGCGTAATTCTTCCTCTTTTTTAGCAAGATCCTTTTTAGCCTGAAATGCAGCCATTATATCGCCAGTGCCATTTTCTACTTGTTTGGCGATTTTCTGCTCTGCTCCAAAATAGTCAGAGATGGCCTTACCCGCGTTTAAGAGGTCGCCTGAGTCTAAGACACATTGCTTTATTATTTTAAAGCTAGCTGAAGCAATCGCTAATTCAGCTAGCATATCCAAAGCCTCCGAGAATACTGTTGCATTTCATACGGCCCTTTAATTAGCTGAACTACTAAATATTCATTACGCTTTGAAACTTGCGGCTCAATAACCTGCGCCTGTCCTAGTGGTGCGAGAGTGGACGCCAGGTGAACCGGATAAAGAGCAACAGGGCTTGACCACATCAGACACTTTCCACGTTCTTGACACAAAACGCGATGGTCGTGGCTTTTGGTTCAACTTTAATTGCTGCATAACCTAGAAACGGATTAATAACCCGTTCAAAGTTAGGTAATTTACTCACTTCGATTAGCTCCAACACACACGCTTTGGCTGTGCTGACACTCGTCATCAACACTGGCATCTGCGGCAAACCTGTCGCAAGCATGATGGCAATGACTACGGAGTACATTTAATAGCCTATTCAGGATCTTCTGGCTCAACCCAGTTTGGATTAGCAGCCCATGTTATGCCATCAAAGGTGTGCTTGCATCCGGCCCAACCAGAGGGGGATGTTACGCCGTCAACCAACGTACAGTTACCTGTATTCATGTCTCCGATAATAAAATCAGGAGTTGTAATAGAGTCTGCACCCATAGTAATAGCCACTGAATTAGCAAACATATACTTGCTAATGTTCGTGCCGTTCTCAATAATCGTCTTCATCTTAAATACCTTTTAATAAAATTGATGTTGCGGATAACGCCCTACCTGCTTCTACGCTAGGTGTTCCAGCAGTAGTAGAAATAGTACCGTCAGTCTGAACATAGTATGTTGAGTTAGTAGTTAAACCTGTTTGGTTAGACGAAACTCCCCCCGGAAGAACAATAGAAGCTGTAGCTGCATTAGCATACGCTGCTGAGGACATACCTATAAAATTATCAGCGGTTAGATTCGAAACGCCCGGAGTGCCAAACGTCATCTGGAGTATCTTAGTAAAACCATGTGTAGCGCCAACGTAATCCGTTCCTGCTACTACTATCCTGCCGCGAGTGCCGTATCTGTCAAATCTCACAGCGTTAGAATATAAGC